TTTTGTGAAAAGTATGAATCAAGTACCACCCATTTACGAGCAACTTTAGGTACAACATCTTTATTCTCAAAGATGTAATCACATTGGCTTCTTGTAGGGAAAAATTTAGGGTTTTTTTCTAACTTAATTTTTAAGTTAATAATGTGGTTATTGGCCCCTTGGTATTCCTCTAAAATCTTGATTGCCTTCGATTCTATTGTTCTTGGTTCTGCCATCAAAAAGCATTTTACATAATAATAATCAATATAATTGTATTTATCAATATGGGAGAAAAATTAGTTCCAATTACAAGATTAGGTAAATTCTTTGGTGGTGAGGATTATGCCCTTGATATTGCAATGGGTTCAGAGTGGTTAGAGGGTGATATGAACTTTACCGTAATCCTTTATAGAGTCGACAGATATAAAACAAATACTGATGATGTTTATGGAGAAGCTTTGGAAGGTGGTATCAAATACCTACCCCCTGTTGAACTTAAGGGTCTTGTTCAAATTATGGCACCTACCACACAATTCTTAGGTCAGAGTAGGGTTGAACAAATGGAACCTGGTAATATGAAATTTTCTGTTTACCAATCTTATCTTGATGAACTTGGTGTTGATGTAATGTTTGGTGATTACTTGGGTTATTATTTAACTGAAGATAAGGTTAGATATTTCTCTGTAGCCGATGATGGAAGGGTTACTTCAGACAATAAACATACGTATGGTGGTTACAAACCATTCTACAGAACAATTATCGCAACCCCGGTTACGGTAAATGAATTTGACGGATTTTAATGAAAATCATCATCACAGAGAGACAATACAATATGTTAAGACTCCAACGAAGATTGGGGTATGTCGATGAACACATAAGTGACTTGGACCGTGATTCTGTTTGTGATTATTGGAGTAAAGATGAAATTAGAGAATATGTTGATTCATCAATGGCAAATATTGTCGAACAATTATGTGAGCAAATTGGTAATGATGATTTATACGAGTATATCTATCAATATCTTATTGACAAGGGGTATCAATCACAATTTAGGGATTTCTTCATTAATACCTACGATAACTATTGTTCAAAATAATTATAATATATGAAAATACTAATTACTGAATCACAATTTGAGTCTGCTTTTTTAGGTAAAAGAGTTATGGTGTATTATAACCTACACAAACATACTTTTTCAGTAACGTTTGATGGTAAGGTTATTATGCACGCCGACTTTGTAAAATTAAGTGATGTGGAATTCAGAGTTAGAAAGGGTGGTAGAGACCGAGTTCGTCGTGAAAAATCAAAAAATGTTCACGCATTTGTTATTGGTTATTTGGAAGATTTTTGTCAATACCCTTGTGAAAATATCCCTAAAGAACCAAACGGTATTGTTGTAACATATAAGCCCGATGTTTATGACTCATTTGTTTACAAAGATACTGAAGAACCAGTATTTCACGCCAATGCGGTTGATATGGTAAATCGTAAAAATAAAATTTTTATTGTTAATAACTAATATGGGGTTCCCAAAGCAAATAAAACCAAACATAGATTTAGTTCCACCAAAAATTTTATCCGAAAGAAGACGAGAACTTCTTGAGTATATTCAAAAAGATGGGACATATCTACCAAAGTCCGTATTACACGCTGATTTGGATAGGGGTATGCTCGATTTTGTTAAGGATTCTTTAAAACTTGTTGTTGAGGGTAAAACAGTTCCTGTTATTGATAAAATTATCACAACACAAAACTGGTCACAGTTTACTGAAACTTGGAACTTCAAAGACCCCGACTTCAATACACTACCACCATTTATTACAACGGTTAGAAATCCTGAAGTTAAATACGGAACCAATCCATCCACACAGTATACTATTCCAAATAGAAAACAATTTTATTATGCTACAGTTCCTACTTGGAACGGAAACGTAAAAGGGTATGATGTTTATACAATCCCCCAACCTGTTCCTGTGGATATAAAATATAGTGTAAAAATAATCTGTAATAGAATGAGAGAGTTAAACACATTTAATAAAAATGTGATGCAAACTTTTTCATCAAGACAGGCATATACCTTTATTAAAGGTCAGTATGTTCCAATCATTATGGATAACGTTACGGATAATTCTGTTATGGATTTGGACAAAAGAAAATATTATGTTCAAAGTTATGATTTTACAATGTTAGGTTACTTGATTGACGAAGAAGAGTTCCAAGTAAAACCCGCGGTTAGTAGAGTATTAGAATTATTTGAAGTTGATGCAAGTTTGGCAAATGCTAAACGAGCAGAGATTATGCCACCAAACCCAAATGAATTTCCATTCAATTTTATTTACACATCAGGTAACACAAGTTTGAGTGATATTGTTGATTACAGAATTGATTTAAATTTAATGGGAACGACAAATGTTGATTCATTTGATGTATACATAAATGGAGATTACTATGGTTCTGATTTGAATTTAATCCAACTCAATACTAATGATATTATTTTGATTGAGGTTAATAAGGAAACTGTGGGTCAAGAGGCAAACATAGATTTTGTCGCCAAGTTAGTTTAATCCTCTCCGTAGATATCTTTTTTTTCTTTACACTTTTCGGCAATTAAGTTTTCCAAAAACTTATGAATCTTTAAACCGTGTTTTTCACAGTGTTTTTTTAACATTGTGTGTGCTTCCACAGAAATCTTTAAATTCTTTATTTTATTAGGTGTTTTGTCCATAAGGCAGAATAAAGGCAGAATAAATTCTTACCGTTTACAAATACATATTCAAAAGTCAAGTTTTTTGTGTTTTAATCAAATATTTATGATAAAAATAAATTCATTTTTAGAAAAGAATAACTAAATGGCAACAGCACAAGCAAATCAAAAGGTTTTCGTCTCACCCGGCGTTTATACTTCAGAAACAGACTTATCTTTCGTAGCACAAAGCGTAGGTGTTACAACTTTGGGATTAGTTGGAGAGACTTTAAAGGGTCCAGCCTTCGAACCAATCTTCATTACAAATTACGATGAATTCCAAACATTTTTTGGTGGAACAGAACCAGTAAAATTTATCGGAACTCAAATCCCTAAATATGAGGCGGCTTACATTGCGAAGTCTTACCTACAACAATCTAACCAATTATTCGTAACAAGAATTTTGGGTTTGTCAGGGTATGATGCTGGTCCATCTTGGTCAATTAAATTAATTGCCAATGTTGATGGAACAACTGTTGGAATTGACACAGGATATGCTATCCCTCAAAACTTTACAACAAACTTTAGTGGATATTCATCAGGCAGTACGATTACATTCACATCGTCATTACCTTCAGTGTTATCTAATGAGTTGAATGTTCAATATACATTAGCGGATGGTTCAACATCAACTTATAATTCAGACATTACATCGTTTGTTCAAAGTATATCAGGTGATACGAATCTTTCTGCAACCACAGCAGTTGTTTACGGAGCAATCCCAACAACAGGTTATACAAACCTTGATGGAACATTCACGGGTTTAACTAACCAATTTGGTTGTGATAGTATTGATTTAGCGGCGAATGATTTAACCGACGGTAATAACGACTCTTGGTTCTATGCAGCATTTAATCCAACAACAGGTAACGGATACTCAGGTTACTCTTGGGATTATGCAGTTTCAAATTACTTTACAGGTGCTTCGGGAACATTCTACGGAACATTGTCAGGTAGTATCTACACTTATAGTGGTACTGCTTATACAGATTACAATAACTTGGTTGTTGCAACTCTACGTTCAAGAGGTATTTCAATCTATGACGCTAACGACCACGGTATGACTTACCAAGTTACAGGTCTTACAGATTTACAAATGGTTACAACAGGCGCATACTCAGGTATATCACAAAGTCCTTTTGCAACATTCCAATTGAGTGGGGCAACTTATCAAGGTTCAGGATTTACATTTGATGTATCATTCCAATCAAATAATTCAAATTATATTACAAAAGTATTAGGTGTGACAAACTTCTTCAAACCAAGAACTCAAGTTCCTGTATTTGTTGAGGAGTCTTACCCTGGTCTTTTAAACTATGGATATAACAAGGGTTACATTAGAGGTATTCAGCCAGAGATGGTTGCGTTACCGGAAGCAAGAGACACTTCATCTACAACAACAATCGCTTGGTACCTTGATAGATATCAGACACCTAAAACACCTTATGTTGTATCTGAATTAAGAGGTAATAAGGTTTACAAATTATTTAGATTTGTTTCCATCTCTGACGGTAACTCGGCTAACACAGAAGTTAAAGTTTCAATTGCTAACCTTTCATTTAGTAATATGACATTTGACATCTTAGTTCGTGACTTCTTTGATACAGATGCAAATCCTGTTGTTTATGAAAAATACACAAACTGTACTATGGACCCAGGTTCAAACAGTTTCGTGGCTAAAAAGGTTGGTTCATC